AACTCTGAAGATTACGAACCAGCAGATGAAGAAAATTATCCACCAGAAACAGGAGATTATGATGACTAGATCAAAAAGACTTTCTAATTTAGAAAAAGCACGGCACGATTTAGATATTCTTGAAAAAGAATACGAGCCAACATTTAAAGATGCTGTTATGGCATTACGAGTCCTAAAAGCAACCATGAACATTCGAGAAAATACTGAAGATTTTGATATCAATGAATATGATATCAAAGCTTGTGATGCAGCTTTTGATTGCATAATGGAAGACATTAACTACGATTGTTATTTAGATAAAGAATAATTATTAATTAATCTTTTATATATTCATTAACAGCAGTTCTAACCTGATGAGCGATGGGGATTCCTTCTTCATCGCTTTTATCTTTTAAAGCTTCATATTGTTTGA